CAAAAGGTGCAAAAAACAAACACACGTTTCAGGTGGAAGAGATCGCACACAAGTTTGATGTGGAGCCCTTCGAAATCATGATGAGGATTGCTGTAGGAGATTGGAAGTTCTTTGGTTTCGACGGCGCAACCAAGATCACCTACACGATGAATGGGATTGAGGTTGAAGAGCTCAACATTCCCATGAAAGAGCGAGCTCAGATGGCCAAGGAAGCTTCGAAGTATCTCTATTCGGCCAAGCAGGCGATAGAGGTGACTGGCGAGATGGGCATTAAAGTGATTGTAGAGGACTATCTCAACAAGGAAGAGGGATGATTGAACTCCGAATCGCGCTCCAACCAAAACAAAAGGCGTTCCTCAAGGCGATCGAAGCCACGCCGATTACGTTCTATGGGGGAGCTAAGGGCGGAGGTAAGAGTAAGGGCTTACAGCTTATTATGCTGCTACGACGCTTTGAACATGCTGGAAGCACTGGAGCCATCTTTAGGCGGACGTATCCTGAGCTTGAAGGCAATCATATTAGACCGCTATTCCAAGCTTTTCCTGCTTTAAGAGAATATTGGAATGAAGCGAAAAAGCTGTTAACACTCCCAAATGGTTCAACCCTTCAGTTTTGTCACTGTAATAATGAAACGGATGTGGATCTTTATCAGGGCCGAGAGTTCCATGACTTGGCAATTGATGAAGCTGGCCAGTGGCCGGAGCCTATGTTTCGGAGGCTTCTGGGTTCCAATCGCTCAAGCAAGGTCGGCATGGTCCCAAGATCGATGCTTACAGGTAACCCTGGGGGAATTGGGCATGGGTGGCTTAAGCGTTTGTTCGTTGAACGGCGTTTCAATGAGCGAGAGAATCCGTCGGATTACGCGTTTGTACAGGCTTTGGTTGATGACAACATTGCGCTTATGGCGGCGGACCCTAACTACGTTGCCAGACTCGAATCAGAACCCAATGAAGCACTAAGAAAGGCATATAGATATGGAGACTGGAACATCTTCGCAGGGCAATTCTTCCAAGAGATCTCGAAAGAAAAGCATTTCATCAAACCCTTCAACATCCCCAGTCACTGGAACCGTTTCGGAGCCTATGACTATGGATTCAATCATCCAGCAGCTTTTGGATGGTACGCAACGGATGAAGATGGAAACACTTACAAGTATAGAGAGCTTGTCAAAGCAGGAAAGCGAGTTGATGAGTTCGCGCAAAAGCTTAACACTTACCCAGACACAGCATCGCTCTATCCGATTGTTGCTGGTCGAGATTGTTGGACTCAAAAAAGCACACTCAGAGATGACCGACAACCTCCAACAGTGGCAGAACAGTTTAGAACGCATGGTATTAACCTTGTCCCAGCGGTAATAGACCGGATCCAAGGAGCTGCACAGCTTCGCGATTACTTAGCATGGCAAGGTAAGCCCAGCGGTAAGCCTCGGTTCTTTATCTTTGATACATGCCCCATCACGTTTGACGCGCTATCTCGGATGATTCATGATCCAGATAGGGTTGAGGATGTGCTCAAGGTTGATGCAACCGAGGGAGATCCTCTATCGGGTGATGATGCGTATGATGAAACGCGCTATGCCTTGATGAGCAGGCCAACGCTCAGTGAGCCCGCACAGGTTAAAATAGTTCGCGGATCCGCTGAGTGGTACAAAAAGATTAATGAAAACCATTTTGATAAGGCAATCGAGCACTTCAAGAAGCAACAAGAGCAAGAGCAAGGCGGATGGCCGGAGATGCCACCGTTTCAAGACGAACCAATGGAGTGGTGAGTGTGGGCAAAAAAGGTATTCCTCAAAGGCATCATAAACAAAGCATAAGATGCAGCACAGACAAAGAGGCCGAAGCGCCTAAGTCTGATGATCTCAATATCTGGGACCCTGATTTGGGCTGGGTGTTGAAAAATGGGAAACCAACTATCAATACCAAGGCCTTCTGGGCTAAGATGCGTAGGAAGTTCAAGCAATAGTGTTGGCCTGTAGCTCAGTGGTAGAGTCCGCGGCTGTTAACCGTGTTGTCGGTGGTTCGAATCCATCCAGGCCAGCCATTCATTAGCACCAATTGCGACTCCTGTAGATAGCAGGAGAATCAATGCTTCCATTTCTAAAAGACAAAAAAGAAGCTGGCATGTCAGCAAAGCCAGAGCTGGATAAAATCGAGCGTAAGTCCGATGACGAAGAGGACAAAGACGACGATGTTGTCGATTCTCTCGAGGGCGCCATGCAGGAGCTTCACTCTGCTTTAAACGCTAAGGATTATAGCGGCGCAGCCTCTATCTTTAGATCAGCATTTGAACTTATGGACTCTGAACCCCACGAAGAAGGCGAGCACATTTAATGGCTACTAACGGCACGTTACAGCTAGCGACTAATTACGTTCAAACCGGACTGGGGACATTGACGTTCACGGTTCCTCTTACGCTTCCTCCGACCGGACTGTCGGTAGTGAATGTTCCCTTCATGGTGAGCTGCCAAATCACGGTGCCGCAAGCGGTTCAAGAAGGCGCAGGCGGTGGATCTGGAGCTGACCAAGGACTTGGAGTAACCGGGACATCCCCTGCTTTTCTTCCAAGCTATCTGACAACCGGAGCGCAACAGGGCTTGGGCAATGGTGCTCTTGGTTTGGGATTTCAAAACGTAACGACCGGAACCTTTGGCGGTTTTGACGCGGGCGGTTCTGGTGGCGGCCTGGCGGGATCTGTAAATGACAACGCATCGGGAAGTGGATCGGGATATGGAGCAGGAGCAGGCGGCGGAACTCTTGGCGGGTTTTCTGAGGGCGGCGGTGGCCTTGGAGCAAGCACAAAAGGACTCGGGTTTGGAGCAGCAAGTTCTGGATATCCTCAGCCCCCGACCTACACCAATACTCCAACATCGTTTGCTGCAGTATTGTCGACTCTATCTATCGTTGTGAATAAAAATGGAACGCCGGTTTATACAGCTCCTGCGTTTAATGGCATTCAATCAGCGCTTCAGTTCAGTGCGAATCTTCTTTGTAATGCATCGGATTCAATCACGATTGTGTTCTCGAGTTCTCTCGCGAATGACCAAGCATTGAACGCAATCAAAGCAAACGTAGCAATCATGGTGGGTGAACAATGAGCAACTATTCTCAGAACTTCGCTATTAGTGGATTAGAAACCTTAACCATTGTTATGCCGGTTGCTGGCAACTTTGTTCTTAAGGGCAAGATCAAGCTTCCAAGGCTTTCTCAGACGGATCCAACTGATCCAAACTATCTTGCTTATCCCTCTGCGGTGGTCGCAACAATTAAACAGAATGGATCCACAATCTTCACAAGCACGGCAGGATCGGATGGCTTTTACGTTCCGATTAGTGCCGCTGCTCAAGATACATTCACGGTAGCGCTGAGTTCAGCGGCTGCAGAAGATAACGTTTTAAACGCGGTTTCGGCCGTAGTTTCCCTGGGGTAAATCATGCCATTGGTCAAAGGTCGATCTGATAAAGCGTTCGAACACAACATCAAGGCCGAGATTGGTGCAGGAAAGCCACAGAAGCAAAGTCTGGCCATTGCTTATGCAATGAAGCGCAAGGCAGAGCACAAGGCTGATGGTGGCGAGATGTGCGCCCATGGTGGCCCGGTTCATTGCATGGCTGGATGTTACGCTGGCGGCGGTGAATCAAGTGAGCAACCTGCGGGTCCGGTTCTTGATCCAGAGAAGGTTAAACAGTTCACTAAGGGATTTAATAGCGGAGATGTATCGATCTCTGATGCGGTATCAAACGCAAAGAAAGCGCTTGGGTTCGCGAAAGGTGGAGAAATGAAGTCTAAACGTGAACGGGCAATGGAAGCGTTTCATCGGATGGCTGAAGGCGGGGAATCATATAAAACTGGCGCTCAAAACGCTCGGACCTATTCGGCTCAGAGTGGACAAAAAGGCGTTCACACGCCCCGGATGCCATATCCTAAATCAAAAGAATCTTATGGCGAGTCAATGGCCGGTTATTCTGCGAAAGATAAGTCTCCAGCATTGAATGCACAGGCCAAGGGTGAACATGAGCGCGTTTTGGGCGAGATGAAATCCATGAAGAAGCCCAACCTCATGGCTGAAGGTGGTTACATCGGCTCTTATCAGTCCAAAGATAAGCCTGAGATCGATGGCGACTTGATGCCAGAAGCGCATCTCGAGCAGGAACTAGCCGAACATGTTGCACACATGGATGCCCCAGATTCTCAT